CCCCGTCAACCCAAAGCTTGTTTGAGCCATCCCAAAGCTAGGCCCTAGCAAGGCTCCAGTAACGTTACGCTGGGCGTATCTACTCATAGGAGGGCCCCCCATTAAGGCATTAACACCTACGGTTCCTCTGGTGGCTTTCTCTACTATATTATTCAAATCAAACGCCCAACCTGCTATACCGCTTCTATCTACACCCTCAGCAATCCATATCCTAGGATCATCAGATAAATCTCTACCTGCCATCTTACCCTTCCAAGCGTAAACCAGTGAGCCCAACATAATAGCAGACAGAACACCTTGTGCTACAGAAGCATCTGCTTGCTGTATACCAGCTAAAGTAGTTCTTTGCGTTGATACAAATGAAAACGACTTAAACTGTCCTACCGTTCTCCAGCCCGGTTTAGATAACCATAGTGGTTTATCTAGCCCCGGTGTTGTTATAGTCTCATCTACTTGTTTCCTAACCGCTGACTGAAACAACCCTCTAGCTCTACTATTCTCCCAGTTACGTGCGTTTGCTATGCGTAATACTCTTCTAGTCTCTCCGTGTTTAGCAAACTCTGCCGAGATGATCTTAGCCTCGTTTTTTCCTATACCGTGAGAAGATAGGTTTTCCATTTCCAAGGTGGGGATGGTCTTACCTTTACCTAAATCATCTATTGCTTTCAGCATTCTGTTTTGTGTTACAATGCCTGAGAAGGTTTTTCCTATAGCATTCCAATGGTTAATCCCTGTGGCAGTAGCGAAGCCCGTTGAAACCTTTTGTCCAACAGCATCAATTTTGCCTGTAGTTGGCATAAACTCGTCCATATTATTACGCTTTAATGCCGTAATAGAATTAGTCAAATCTAATGCTGTGCCGAGCTCTTGTATCTCAGACTTAGCCATCTTAATCCCCTGCATATCAGTAATAGCAGATCTAAATAAATCACCGTAAGAACGGTTTACGCCGTGGATCATAACAGGTCTAGCTACATCAGCTAAGCTACTAGCCACCATATCACCTAATTTAGTTACAAAATTAAGCGCCATAGCACCACGCTCAAAGACATGAGCTGGGGCTGAATAATCGTCAGGTTGGGCATATAACCCACGTAGCTTGTCCCACATAGCCTTTGAGTTTTGAATATCCCTCTTGAACTCTTTATCCAAAACCAGCATACGTTTTGCTTTTTGTTCGGGTGATAAGGACTTATCGTTCTCAATTGTGTTACGTCTACCATTAATATTTTCTTGTATAGGTCCTTTTATCTCATCAAAATCTAATGTTTCAAACTTAGCCATAAGTTCATTATCAGGAGCCATAGTCCTCAGGTGGTTCTCCATAATAGAATTAATATCCGACACTAAGAAATCTTCAATATCTTCATCAGGTATAGCAAACACTCTTTGTTTTGCTGAACCTCTTGCTTTTGGTGTTTTTGTGCTAGCAGGGGATGTTGGTACATCGTAAGGTATTCTACCCTGTGTTACATTAGTAATTCTATCAATCACCTCTTCTGATAAAGTATCTAGCTCAACATCCATACGACCTGCACGGGTTGATCCTGCCTCGGCTAGTTCTCTCTCTTTTTTTAACCAAGTTAAAACACGTCTCTTAAACTCAGGGCGGTTAGCCTGAATCTTATTAATGTCATATACACGCTTCATCCAACTATCGGCAGTTTTAATATCGATCTCATCTACATTCTTAAATATACCGACCTCTTCTGCCCTCTTTAGAACAGGGTCAAATACATTACGGCGAGCAGATTGCGCTGCTTGTTGTATTTCAGGCACATCAGAAACATCCTTGCGCCTCATAGCCTTTCCTATACCCTCATCAAACTCACCACGTGACATGCTCTTCTCACCTAAAGCCTTAACCCTAGTGTTGTATGTTTTCCAAGCCTCATTATAATCCTTGTAGAACGGTACACGTAAAGTGTCATACATCTTTACAGCTAATTCTACTGACTGTTCAGAGGCTATACCTTGTGTGTTTTTATTTTTTACTAAAGATAGATCGCTAAGCTTTTCCGTTAAGTCACGTACAGCCTTGTTGCCAGAGGTAGCCCCTTCCCAAGTTGGATTTTTAAGAAATCCCGGTATCTTGCTAAACACCTTCTTAGTTTTATTTAACCCCTTTATCTCTTCTTGTTCAAACGTTGTCCCAACTCGCATTGCACCAACAGAGTCAACACCGGTCTGCATATTCAGCTCAGGAGTTACCATTTCATCATTATACCTAGAGACGATATCATCTATGTTAGACTTTGATAAACCACCAGCGGCCCCTCCTAATAAACCCCCTATAACAGAGGCGGCTGTAATGTTAACTAAAGACTCATTAGTTGTTCTGGTATCTTGGTTGTACTGAAGCACGGCTTCTCGCCCAGTTTCAACCCCCATAGCTATTCCTGCTGTCTTAGTAGCACCTTCTAAGATACGACCAGAAACCCTGTACGTATTATGCACAGCGCCCCCTAAAGGGATCATTGCAGTAGGATCTGTCACTATAAAAGCCCCTATACTCAAGGCTTTCTGAAAGCCATCTGCACTAGCAAAGTCTGACCTAACCTCTTGCTCCTCATCTATCTTTTGTTTACGATAAACCATCTCTTCTCTTGATTTAACATTACTTAACTCAGATGAAAAACCTTCGTAACCACTCAGGTCTTCGAACACATTATACTCAGGGTCTTCAGGAAAGCTTCGTCCAAAAGTCAGGGCTTCGGCAGCATTAAACATTACGTTCTCCTGCTCCATAAAGCCTTTTACCACTTGTGATGTAGGGATGTCCCTATCCACAGATAAACCTGTGCTCAGTAAACTTCCTGTAGAACCTTCACCTTCATGTTGAATTGGTTTTTGTGGCACTATCTACCTACCCCTGCTTTTTCTCTTGCTAGCCTTAGCCTATCAAGCTGGAGCGATGACGAGCCAAAACGCCTTACGACATCAGACTCTCTCTTGTCCCACTCAGCCTTAGCTAAAGACTTGTCTTGAGCCATTTTAATCAGCTCATCTTTGCGCTGTTGTTGGTCGAAATGAAACAGATGGTTGTCATCGTTAAGTTTAATTAACTCCCCACTAGCACCTATCATAACAACATTATAGCCGGGGTCATTTACTTGTGCTCCACGTGCTGTTTCTTTAATATCAGGAACTAACTGTATTCTATCTTCAAAGCTTTCTAAGGTTTTTGGATCCATCAAAGTATCTTTGGTTTGTTCCCTAGCAAAGTCTAACATCTGTTCTCTTATCCAAAAGTTATCCTCTCCCTCTATACCAACGTATCGAGAAGGGGGGAACTCTATAATTTGGTCTTGGCCATTAACATCATCTCTACCAAATCTACTGTTAAGCGCCTCTATACCCGCCTTCTTAGCCTCGTCTGAGCTACGTGTCTCTGCGTACTTATCATCATGCGCTATTCTATAAAAAACCTCTGCACGGTCTAAAGCTACAGCAGGAAGCCCCTCTGTTTCTAGTACAGATGTAAAAGGTATTTTATCAATCCAAGATGTAAAGTTCTCCCTAACAACTTCCCTATAAGGTGTTTCTTTCTTTATTGCTGTCAATTCCTTAGCCACGGCCTCACTACTAGGTTTGGCTATAGTGGACAACTTTTGATCTACCCTTTCCACAGCCTCTGAAAAATCAGAACCAAAACGTAGTCTCTCAGCTATACTATCAAGCCTTGATCGATTTTCTGATGACATAACTTTATTGGCTAAGTATGTTGTCTCAGGATTAGACACAACCCTGTTAAGCAAGTCTACAGCCTCTACAACCGCTTGTTCATCATTAGATGATGCAGCCTGATCCATTCTCTCCTTTAGTAAAGTAGGGACCTCTCTGTTCCGAGCTATAATATCAAAGTTATATTGGGTTCTATCCTCTGGGGTTAGATTGTTTAACTCTGATTGGATTGTTTCATAAGTAGTATTAAAAGCCTTAACTTGTTCTTTATTAGAGGCTGACACCACCTCGCCATTGGTAATAATATCAAAACCAGTTGTTATCTCTGTCTTCGTGTCCTCCCTCTCTTTGAATAACCCCGTTATCTCACCATCAGTTAGTCCTAGCGTTTCCCTTGCTTCTTTAATGTTTTCATCAGTTACAGAGAAAGGGTCTTGCTTCATTGAAGATCTGAACTCACCAAGTGCTTTTAATTGCTCAAAAGATTTCTTGGCCTGTTCTCGTTTTTGACGACTCTTAGATAACTGAAGAAACTGTCCTTTCTGGATTGGGGAGATTGCATCATCAAATGTTCCATTATTCAACAACGCCTCAAGCTCTATTGCTCCATCTGGAGTAGAAGCTAAGCCTCTGATTGTAGATTCAGCCAGCATGCCTTTTGCCTTTTCAAAAACTTTAGGACTTAAGGTCGCCTTAGCTTCGCTTAACAACTCACCATACTTCTCTGGGTGGTTAAAGCTATCCATTGCTTTTGCATCAATAATCTTTTTAATGTTGTTAGCTTGCTCTATCCTTCTTAGCTCAGCTTGATACTCAACAGCCTTTCCTGCTACTTGAATACGATTCTCTGAGTACTTTTGTTGTAACATCTTTTTCTGAAAAGCGCTAAGGTCACTTTTAGCCAATGTCTTACTAACAACATCATCATAAGCCCTCATAGTGTTATCTGGTATGTCCGATATACTAGAGCCTTGTCGTGCTTGTTCTATCTGTGTTTCAATTAAGAACTCAGATTCAGCTAATACAGCTTGAGCCTCAATAGTCTGGTCCTCTTCTACGCCAGCTTGGGCTTGTTTAGTCTGTTCAGCTGAGAAGTTAAACTGTCTATCAGCGACCATCTCCAACCGCTTTGCATCATCCGCAAAGTTAATTAACATATCGATTTGGCTCTGTGCGGCAAATGCGCTAACACTAGGAGCTGAGGTTAGATTAGGTATAGCGCCTGTAAGCTGAGGAACACCGGGTGCGCTACGCTTACTAAAGGATTGTGGTGTAAGTTTAGGTGTATCAACCATTATGTTGCCCTCTTAGGTTTTCTACCGGGTGTTGGTACACGACTTCCAGTTTTAAATGTTCCTGCAAAGTCCAATGCAGACTGCCCTATACCAGCCAACTGTTGTAGCCCCTTCTGCTTTGAGCTTGCTAAACCAGCCTCTGCTGAGCTAATAAGACTCAAAGACTTGCTAATACCAGCGGCTTGTAGCCCTTTGCCTTGTATACTTAGTGTAGTTAATGTGTCTTGCAAACCTAACTCTGCCAATCTGCTTTCCCTATTAATTTCACCTACTGTCTGGTCCTGAATAGCGGCAGGAGTACCTGAAGTAATATCTGCACCGCCTCCAGCAAACCTTGCCTTCTGAGAAGCCAATGTTCTACGCAGTCTACGCTGTCTCTCAGCTTCTTCTATAGCAGATTGTGTTCTTTGTCTTTGTGCATCAACGTCAGTTTGGGCAACCTGTACCCTAGAAGCGTCAATCG